GCCAAGGCCGCCACGGGAGGCGTCGTGGGCTCCCTGACGCAGCGCGACAAGCTGATGGCGTATCTGGCGAGCGAGTACGACTACATCCCCGAGAACATGACCAAGGGCACCGTGACGGCGGCCCTGAAGGGTGATCTGGATCCGGCCGTGCGAGAGCTGCTGGAGATCCGCCAGCAGGCCAGCGCCACGTCCCCGGCCAAGTACACCGTGCTGGTCAATGGCACGTCTGCCGACGGCCGCCTGCGCGGCACGCTGCAGTTCTGCGGCGCCGCCCGCACGGGGCGCTGGGGCGGCCGCCTGTTCCAGCCCCAGAACCTGCCGCGCCCGACGCTCAAGCACGACGTCATCGAGATGGGCATCGCCGCCATGAAGGCCGACTGCGAGGATCTGGTGGTCGGCAACGTCATGGAGCTGTGCGCCTCCGCCGTGCGCGGGTGCCTGATCGCGCCCGCCGGGCGCAAGCTGGTCGTGGCCGACTTGAGCAACATCGAGGGGCGCGTGCTGGCGTGGCTGGCGGGCGAGGACTGGAAGACCGACGCCTTCACCGACTTCGACCGGGGCGTGGGCCACGACCTGTATGTGCTGGCCTACAGCCGCTCGTTCAGCGTCACGCCGGAGCATGTGCTCGAGAACAAGAAGAGCGGCGACGGCATGATGCGCCAGCTCGGCAAGATCATGGAACTGGCGCTGGGCTATCAGGGCGGCGTCGGCGCCTTCGCGACGATGGCGCGCCTGTACGGCATCGAGAAGGCCGAGGAGGAGGTTACGTCGATCGTCAAGGCGTGGCGCAAGGCGCACAAGGCCGTGGTGTCCTTCTGGTACGACGTCGAGTACGGCGTGCGCCAAGTGCTGCGCGACAGGGACGAGACGCGCCAAGTGCGCGACCTGATGATCGACGTGGTGGACGGCTGGCTGCGCATCCGCCTGCCGTCTGGGCGCTACCTGTGCTACCCCGACGCCTGCGAGAACGAGAGCGACAAGATCACATACTCGGGCGTCAATCAGTACACGCGCAAGTGGGAGACGCTCGAGACCTACGGCGGCAAGCTCGTGGAGAATATCGTGCAAGCCACGGCGCGCGACGTGCTGGCACACGGCATGGCGCTGGCTGAGAAGGCTGGCTACGAGGTCTGCCTGCACGTCCACGATGAGCTGATCACCGAGACACCCGACGACCCTGCATACTCTGCGGAGGGCCTGTCGGCTTTAATGGCCAAGGGCCCCGGCTGGTCGCTGGGTTTGCCACTGGCCGCCGCAGGGTTTGAAACGCAACGCTATAGGAAGGACTGACAAATGGACAACGAACTGCTTGAAAGAATAGCCGATGCTCTCGATAGACTGGCGACCAACGCGGACACCGTCGGCGCGGAAACAGAACTTGGGGACATTGGATCGCAGCTTAATCTGATAAAAGGCGAACTCTACGAGATCGCCGGAAACACCAAGAGCATAGCCGCCAGCCAGAGCGCGTTGGTTGATCTGCTGGCAAACATGTCGTTCGCGTGCCGAAGCACTACAAACCCTAATGCTCGCTTTCTGCGTGTGTTTTCGGACGGCGAGTAAGTATGACCCCCGAGGGCAAGATCGAGGCCTACCTGCGCAGGCGCGTGCTTGAGACAGGCGGCCGCATACGCAAGCTCTCGTGGATCGGCAGGCGCGGCGCCCCAGATCGGTTGATCTGGTGGCCCGGCCCGCTGCTGGCCTTCGTCGAGCTGAAGGCGCCCGGCAAGAAGGCCACGCCGCAGCAGGCGCGTGAGCACGATCGCCTGCGCGCCGACGGCTTCACCGTGCTGGTCGTGGACACCCCGGAGGGGGCCGAGGCGGCTGTTGCGGCGGTCAGGGGCGGCCGCTCATGACCCGCACCTTCGTCCCGCACGACTACCAGCATGAGGCCATCCAGCACCTCTACAGCACGCCTCGCGCGGCGCTCTGGATGCCCATGGGCGGCGGCAAGACGGTCAGCACCCTGACTGCCCTCAACGACTTGAGCCTTGTCGAGGACGTCTTCCCGGTGCTGGTGCTGGCGCCCCTGCGCGTGGCGCGCACGACGTGGCCGGAGGAGGTCACGAAGTGGGAGCACCTCTCCCACCTGCGCGTCAGCGTGGTCACCGGGAGCGCCAAGGAGAGGCTGTCTGCTATTCGTTCCCCAGCCGATATTTACGCCTGCAATTACGACAATCTGGTCTGGCTGGTGGAGACGCTGGGCGAGGACTGGCCCTTCCAGACGGTCATCGCCGACGAGTTCACCCGCTTGAAGTCCTTCAGGATCCGGCAGGGCAGCAAGCGCGCCGGCGCGCTTGGCAAGGTGGCCCACAGCAAGGTCAGCCGCTTCATCGGCCTGACGGGCACGCCCAGCCCCAACGGCCTCGCCGACCTGTGGGGGCAGACGTGGTTCCTCGATCAGGGCGCCCGGCTGGGGCGCACCTACAGCGCCTTCAGCGACCGCTGGTTCGCGAAGGGGTACGACGGCTACAGCCTCAAGCCCCTGCCGACGGCCCAGCCGGAGATAGAGGGCCGCCTGAAGGACATCTGCCTGACGGTCGCCGCCCTGCCGGTGGATGAGCCGATCCACAACCGGATCCGCGTGGATCTGCCACCGGCGGCCCGGCGGACGTACCGCGACATGGAAAAAGAGATGTTCGCCCAGATCGACGAGCACGGGGTCGAGGCCCTGAACGCCGCCGCCCGGACCATGAAGTGTTTGCAGCTCGCCAACGGGGCAATATATACGGATGATCAGGGCAGTTGGACCAGTGTCCACGACGCCAAGCTGGAGGCTCTGGAGAGCGTCCTAGAGGAGGCGGGCGGGGCGCCGGTGCTGGTGGCCTACCACTTCAAGAGCGACCTGCAGCGCCTCCGCAAGGCCTTTCCCAAGGCGCGCGTGCTGGACAAAGACCCTAAGACGATCGCCCAGTGGAACCGGGGCGAGATCCCCCTGCTGCTGGCCCACCCGGCCAGTGCCGGCCATGGCCTGAACCTAGCCGACGGCGGCAACATCCTCGTGTTCTTCAGCCTGAACTGGAACCTCGAGGAGCACATGCAGATCATTGAGCGAATTGGCCCCATGCGGCAGAAGCAGGCGGGCTACAACCGGCCCGTCTTCGTCCACTACATCATGGCGCGCCAGACCGTCGACAGCATGGTGCTGGAGCGCTTGCAGTCGAAGAAGAGCGTGCAGGAGATACTGGTCGAGGCGATGAAACGTAAAACAGAGGATAAATGATATGCAGCGCGTTTTAGCATGGTTTTCTTGCGGTGACGCCTCCGCAATCGCGGCAAAACTGGCGTGTGAAAAATACGGAGAGCAATGCGAAGTTTTATATTGCGACACTTTTGCTTATGAGCATCCCGACAATCGGAGGTTCTTCTCCGACGTACAAAAGTGGTTGGGCCGGGAGATAAAGGTTCTTCGGTCTGAGCAGTACACGGACATCTACGATGTGTTTGAGAAAACACGCTGGCTGGTAGGTATCGGTGGCGCGCGATGCACTACTGAGCTGAAGAAAGTAGTTCGGAAGACTTATCAGAGACCAGACGACATTCACGTTTTTGGGTTTACGGCGGATGAAAATCATCGCGTTGTTCGCTTCAGAAACGAGAACCCAGAGCTATTTGCTGAGTTCCCTTTGATAGATAACAACGTATCGAAAGTTGAGTGTCATGCGCGCGTTCGGGAAGCGGGCATAGAAATACCCGCTATGTACAAACTTGGTTATAAAAACAACAACTGCATAGGATGTGTCAAAGGACAGGCCGGATACTGGAACAAGATTCGGCGCGACTTTCCTGAAGCCTTTGAGCGCATGGCCAAAACGGAAAGAAAACTTAACGCCGCAATTTGCAAAAAAGAAGGCATCACTGATGGCAAACGCTGGCGCAAGCGCGTGTTTCTAGACGAGCTTTCGCCAGATGCTGGGCGCTACGTCGCTGAACCCGACATTGAGTGTGGTGTTCTGTGCGTTCAAGACCCTGCTTAAAAGTTCTCAAGGTCTTCTTTGAAAACAGCCGCAGGTATCTCGGTGTCGCCTCTAATCTTTGCGGCTTCAAGTCTGTGGCTTCCATCGGACACAACCCAACGCCCCGGCGCTTCCGCATCTGCGACTATTTCTATGGGCGGAAAAGGAGTTTTCTTGTTTGCGTATTTCTCAACGGTTTTGTAAGCCCCGGGCCATGTAAGTTTTCCGCCGGGGCGGGCGCTCTCTCCGTGTTCGATGTTTTCTATGGGTACAGATCGAACAACTTGATTTGACGTTATTTTGTTGGGTTTATCAGCAGCACCGCTTACGGCCTTCACAGAAAACCTGTCAGCCTTCTTTGCAAGGGCTTCGGCGGCCTTCTTGGTTGCAATTTTGGCGGCAAACCTAATCCCGATACCCATTACTTCTTACCTTTTTACTTAACGGCGAACTTGCTCTTTTTCGCGGGACCGCCCACAGCAAACCTAGATCTCTTCGGCCCTAAGTGCTCAAACAGTGCTTTGTCGGTAGAGATGCGGTCTCTGTCGGCAAGTCTTTTGATGTGGCGCGCGATGAGTTCCAGTTTCGGCGCGCCCACCCCAGACTCTGCGGCGACGCCGGTCTGCGGCGAGAACAAACCCCAGAGCCTTGCTTGCGCGGGCACAGCCTGCAGGCCAGCCTTGTTGGCGACTTCCTTCTCGAAAAAAGGCCCAAAGCTCTGCGCTTCCGCCATAGACATGCTGCGCCCCGGATTGTCCCCAGAGCGCATGTCGGCGATGCCGACGCCTCTGGTGAAGTGAGCATCGGGAACCGGGCGGTCGGTCTGAAACATCACGCCGGGCGCATCTGCGCCGAAGGCATTTATGTATAAGGGGACTTTGGGTGAGCCCATTTTCACTACGCCCGAGTTTACGAGATTGCGCATGGGCTTCGCCTGCGCCGTCTTGTGGTAAGGATGCCCCGGTATGTCGGCGCGCAGCATGTCGAGGGGCGAACCTCGCTTGCCCTGCTTTCCGGCGTACTTCTCGAAGTCGCGGAAACGCCCCATACTCGCTAAGGTGTTCGCGGCGCCCCCGCGTATGATCTCATCCGGGACGGCTGTTCCGGGGGAGGCCATTCCCGAGAAACTTCTGTAGTTGTTGAAGGCCTTCGCTGCTTCGGCAGGCCCAAACTCAGCGGCCAGCTTCTGGTACAGCGGGTCGCCGACGTACCACGCGTCCATGCCCGTGAAGAGTTCTGGGAACTTTCCGCCTTCGGTGAGCGTGTCCACCAGACGCTGCGCGTTTGGGTCATTCATCGCGCCAGCGGCGGTAGACGATCCCCGCGCGCCGGGCTTAATTGCCATTACTTGATCGCCGGATACGTTACCCTTGCGCTGGCCCTGTTGCCCTATGTCGTAGAGATCTTGGCGCGATACGCCAAAGACTTCCTTGAGCGCCGGGTCTTCGGGTGTAGTCCGGGCGCGCGCGGCGGCCTCTTCGGCGATAATCCTTGGGTTTTTGAAGACACCGGGGAAAGAGGTGTTTTTAGCGCCAACGACAAACCGGCGGGAGTCGTCAGTAACGCGCGACGCAGCGGCCTTGGCGGCCTTCTTGGCGGCCTTCTTCGCGGCGGCCTTGGCGGCTTCTTTGGCTTTGAGTTTTGCGGCGGCGGACAGGAGACCCATTACTTCTTACCTTTGCGCTTAACCGCGAGAGACGACACGCGGCCGCCGTGTGCTTTAGCGACGCGTTTTACGGTTTTCATACCAGCCTTGACGCCTTTCTTCACGGCCGCGCCGGCGACGGGGATCGCGCCAAACACGCTCATCGCCGCGAGCTGCTCCATCTGGTCGGCGGTCTCAGCGTCGCCGGCATCGCGGGCCTGACGCGCGAGGGCGCGCACCTCGGAGACATCACGCAGGGCCGACAGCGGCGCGAGGAGGGCATCAGCGGCGAAGCCCATGGGATCCTCGGCCACGGCCGAGCCGAGCATCTTGCCCATGCTCACGACGTCCTGCCCGATGCCCGGCAGGCCGCGCATCGACAGGTAGCGGTAGGCAGTCCCCGGCATGTTGGAGAAGCCCTGCGCCAGCGCGCCGGGGTTCTCGAGTACGCGCTCTTGCTCCGCAGCGCGCTGCCGCATGGCGATCTCTAAGGGCGTCATGCCGGCCATCGTCAGCCCCTGCCCTTCACGGCAAAGCGCGGCTTCGGCTGCGGCACGAACTGCTTGCCCTCGGCCGTGCCCTTGCGCTTGGCGCGGGTGGTGGCGGCGTACTCCTTGGTCGACATGGACTGGATCTTGGCCTTGGGCAGGTACCGCTCGCCGGTGGCCTCGGGCCCCTGCGTCGAGGGCTTGCCGGACTTGGTGCCCCAGTCCTCGCGGGTCCACTTGGACAGAGACTTCTGCGATGGTTTTTTAGTCACGGTACCCGCCCCCGGCCGCCTTGTAGCGGACTGCCAGCATCTGCGCCTTGCGCGCGGACCACTGCCCCGGATTGCCGCCCTTGCCGCCCGCCTTTATGACTGCGAACAGCCTCTTGCGCATGCCCGGCTTGGTGTAGTTGCCAGCCTCGTTGACCTTGGACTTTTTCACCGCGTAGGACATTACCGCTTACCCACGGTCATCACCGGCTCGCCCTGACGTGGGTCGGTGGGCGACAGATTGGGGTCGTAACCGCTGCCTGCAGGCGCGCTGAGGGCGCTACTGGCGTTCATGGCGGGGTTACTTTCGCCGTTAGCCATGGCCTCTAGCTGCTCATCCGTCATCCCTTCGTAGGGATCTTCGGGCCCGGCCATGGCCTCCAGCTCAGCATCGCTCATGCCTTCATATGCGCTGAGATTGCGCGCGATCGGGGTTGGCCCCTCGGCTTGCGGTGCTTGCAGGTTTTCGGACATCTCTTTAAGGGGGCCAGCCAGCGCGGGCTCGCGCACCGCAAGCTCCTTCAAACCCGCCATGAAGGCTCTCTGCGCGGCGGGTGTGTTGGCGTTTTTAACCCCCGCGAGGAGACGCACAAATCTCGGCGACGCGAGGAGGCGCGCGCTTCCCGCGCCCAGCGCCGCGTAGGCGGCAACGCCGAAGGCGAGGGTGGGGCTGAGCGTAGTGGCCGCAGTGGCCGCGGTGCCGGCGAGACCAGTAGCCTCTACAAAACGCCCCGAGCCAGACGGGTTGCCAAACTTGGCGGTTTCCTTCTGGCTCTCCGCGAGATCCGCGATGTCTTGAAGATCGCGCTGCACTCGTGGGCTACTGCCAAACAACGCCTGCCGCCCTTCCGGCGACATGTCGCCGTACCTCTTCAGGAACGTAGCCGGCGAGAAGACGTCTCCGGCGGCGCCCTGCGCTCCCGATGTGGCGCGCCCAAGACGGTCAATAATTGTCGCGCGAACGTCGCCCTGCGCCCCGCGAGGGATGACATTCAGGAAATCCCCCAGACGGGCGACGCCGCCTCTCTTCCCCCGCGCCATAGCCTCTATGCTGTTGAGTACATCTTCACCGGACCTACCGCTGCCGATGATGGGCTCAAGGACGTTGTCGATGGTTTCCACGCGCGTGCGCCAGTAGTCGTTGGCATTTCGGTATGCTCTGGCGGCTTGGGAGTGCCCGGTGCGGCGCAGGAGGTCCAGCGTCTCGTCCTCGGCAGCTCCCGCCACTCTGTTCATGACGCGGTTTAGGTTGGTGCCGCGAAGGGCCTCCTCCTGCCGCCCCGCCGCCTTGGCCTCTCGGATAACGCGCGTTATGCCGTCTATCGGCAAACCGGCCGGATCGGCGAGACGGTCGCGGTATCTCTGAAGCTCAATCACGAGCGGTGACGTGGTGTCCCCGCTTCGCGCGGCGGCGGCAAGTTCGTCGTCAATGATTTGGATGGCGTTCGTTGGTCTTGCCCGGAGGTTTGGAGCGAGGGCCGCAGCGCGGTCGTACAAACGCCCGCCTATTCCCCTAGTGCGCTCTACATACGTCCGCCCGCCTTGTATGACATCGGTGCCTGCGGCAACGTCGCTGACCACGTCGCCCAGTCGCGACCCCGCGCGGCCCGCTGCGTCTCTTAATTGTTCTGCGCCTTCGACGGATGCTCGGCGAATGGGGCCGCCAAATATGGAACTGCCCATGATGCCTGTGGCACCGCGTATCATATCTCCGCCGACATCTGAGGGCAGGAGGCGGACCCGCTGCCGTTCGGCAGTTTCTACCAAACGCTGTGCGGGCGTGCGCGCGGCCGTGCGCAAGGCCGTGCCGCGCATCGCGCTGATGGGGTTGGGAGGCAACATAGCTGAGACCACCTCAACAGGCTGAAAGAGCTGCGCGGCAATCCGCTGGGGCTCGTCTTTGGTTACGCCCGTCTCGTAGATGCCTTGTCCCGTGGCCTGTTTCAGGCCGCCGTACAGGCTCTCGGCAATTTCTAAGCCACCGCGCGCGATGTCGTATGGCGCGTTGAGAATAGTAAAGGGCGACCTGTTCTCAGGGTTTAGACCGAAGGGATCATTTCTGCGGGGCTCCATAAACCCGCGTCCTGCGGCATTCGCCACGCGCGCGATCGACGACAAGATGCCGCCCTCGCCGGGGGCGATGGGCTTATCTCCGCGCTGCACGCCCGGGAGCGGCTTGCGGAAGCCTTCGGGCGAAGGCACGAGAGGCTTTCCCTTTAGACGCGCAAGGGCCTTCAGTTCCTGCGGCGGCGTCCCGAAGGGGGCGCGCACTTCCGTCAGCGTGGGGCCGCCAAGATCCACATAGTACAGCTCGTCTGCCATGTACTATTTCCCGCCAGCTTCGCGGGCCGCCTTGCGCGCGGCAAGAGCCGCCCTAGCGCCTTCCGGCGTCGGAACGCGGTCCAATTTGTCTAGCAGGCCGGTGTAGTGGTCGATCGTGACGTCAACGGCGTTCTGGAAGGACTCGTCGGGCTGTTCCGGGTCTAGCCCCGCTATGGTACTCGACAGTAGTCTGATGTCGCTGTCGCTTATGGGTGTCAGGGCCACGCCCGCCTTCTTCAACTCGACAATCTGGTTAAGCGCGGTGTTGGCGGTAACGGGCTTGAGGGCCTCGCGAACAGCAATGACTGGCGAGCCCGCGCTCTTGAGTATGTCCGACCCGAAGCCCGTCGCCGCGAAGCGCGATCTAGACAAACGCTTGGCCTGCCGCAAACCCTCAATGGACCGCACAAGGCTGGCCCGAAGGGTACTCGTGTCGGGTTTGTTCTGCTGCGCCGCGCGCCGCGCAACTTCCAGCTCAAGTTCCGCCTTCGCAGCATCGGCTTGGGCTTTGATCAAGTCTGCTTTGGCTCTCGGCGCAACTGTTGGCTGCTCCGCGGCGAGAACCTCTCTCTGCGCGCCTTGCAGCGGCGTGGTCGGCGTGCCTCTCGGCGGCGCCAACGCAACGGGGCTGCTAGGCCGCGCGGGCGGCGTGCGCTGCGGCGGCGCAACTATGGGCATGTCTCTCCAGCCAGCCATTATGGCCTCCTCCGGGTAATGTTATCAGGCCCTTTAAAATATGTGTCGGGGGGCAAAGCTAAGGCCTCCGCATCCGTTGTTATCCGCACCGGCGCTTCCTTCGTCCCGGGCACAGCAGCGGCGTTGGGCGCAGCGACGGCACCGGAAGTTCTCGGCGGTTGAAGATCGGCGGGCGAAAGCATCCGCCACTCCGTTTGCCCAGTCTCCGGGTTGTAAACCTGCACCATCTTCGGCGTGTACATGGCCTTCAGGGCAGCCGCGACCGAGGTGTCCACCGCGTTCTTTCCGGCTATTGTTGACTTGAGCTGCTCGCCCTCAAGCGCCCCAGTATCCAGTTTGTACTTCATCAGCATTGCGCGCTTGGCGTCTTCCGCCTCGCGCATCGCCTTGCGCTGCGCGGCCATGACGGGGGCGACGTCGGCGATTATGCCGCCAAAGCCCGGTTGCTTCGACGGCGCCGCAAGCGCCGCGCCAATCTCGTAGAACCTCTCGGCCGAGCCGGGCCCAGCGCGGCGCGCCTCCAGCTCCTTGCCGTACTGCTCGTACAGGGCGCGCCGGGGGGCGTAATACTTCTCCTCCAACGTCTTGTCGCCAGCCGCGCGATTGGCCGACATCTGCGCGTATATGCTACGCATCTCAGGGGCCATGCCAACCGCGTCGGCCAGAGTAAGTCCGCCGCTGGTGGCCTCTTCGTCGTCGGTATCTGTTAAACCCGGATAGCTCATATTCGCGTTTCCTTAAATTAGACCGGCGTCTTTGGCGTCTTTATAGATGCCCAGACCAGTTGATATAGTGCCCAGACCCGTCCTAAGCGGACTGTTCGCGTATTCCTGCGGATACGCCGTGGGCTGGATGCCGACTTCCGTCCGGGCTTCTGGGACTGCCTTGGAGACGCCCACGCCAGTCATGGTCTTGAGGGCGGCGTCGATCTGCTCCTGCGGGTAGCCCTGCTGCTTCAGGAAGTCCTGATAGGCCAGCGTGAGGTTCTGCTGGTTCATGCCCTGCTGCGCCGCGCCCACGCCCGTGATGGCGGCGGCGCCGGCCAGACCGGAGGTCTGCGCGCCCGTGCCCAGCTCGGCGAGGGTCTTGGCGACGTCGAGGCCGGAGGTGACGCCCGCGGTGCCCAAGCCGCCAGCAGTCTGCGCGAGCTGCCCCTGACGACGTAGGTCTTCCTGCGCCGCCGTCAGGGCGCCGCCGTAGCCGGTCTGCAGCGCCTCGGCCTGCTTGGCCAGCGTGCTCTCGTAGACGTCACGCAGGCCGCGCCCGATCATCTCGCTCTGGCGCGATCCGCCGAACTGGCCAGAGCGCACGAAGCGGTCGCTGATCTCCGGCAGGAGCTCCTCGCGCAGGGTGCGAGCGCCCAGCTCGCCGATGCGGTTCGTGACCGCCTCGTTGTAGGGGTTCATGTACTGCCCGACGTTGCCATAGGCGGCCTGCCCGGCGGCGGTCAGGTAGGGCTGCGCGGCCGACAGGCCGGACTGGCCGATCTGCCCCTGCGCCACGCCGATGCCCTGCTGGATGGCGGGCGCGGCGAGACCGGCGGCGCCGATCGTCTGCTGCATGCCCTGCTGCTGGGTCGGCGTGAAGCCGGCGATGCGCGGGCCCTGATACGTCTGGTAGGGCGTCGTGGCGATGTTCTGCTGACCCGCCATGAGATCCTTGGCGTAGTTCGTGTACCAGTCGGGCGTCGCCGTCGTGGTGGTCTTGCTGACGGGGGCGGTGCCTGCAGGCAGCGGCGCGCCGCTAGTCAGGAAATCTAGTAGAGCCATGTTCTTTCCGCTTCCGGTTGTGGTCGATCCTACACTAGGCGTCGCTGGGGTTGAAGGGAGAGCGCCGTAAGTTGGCGCATAAGAAGGCGTTGAAGGGAGAGCGCCGGGGCTCGGCGTCTGCGTCGCGGGTACTTCTGTCGGTACAGGCGGGATACCGGAGGGGGCCTTTGCCCCCAAACTCGGGAGTGTTGGCGCAGCAGGCGTTGACGGCGCAGAGTAGGTAGGCCCCACAAACCCCGGCATGTTTATCGGGTCTTGCGATACTAGCTTGCCTTGGCCGTCGTAACTGTCCGACTTCACCATGCGCCAGCCGCTGCCGGGCTCGGCCATGCCGGGGGCGCCGGTATACCGCTGGCCCGTCTGGTCGTTGTAATAATCCACTAGCACGGACAGGCCCGCGCCGCCTTGCTGGTTGTTCAGGCCCTTCGGAATCGCACGGGCCACATACGGGTTAGCCTTATCCCAAGCCGAGTTGAATTGCTCTTCCTGCTGGGCATCTGGACGGGTTACTCCCTGCTCCAAAGCCTTGAGCGACATGGGGTTGTAGCCAAACTTCTGCTCGTAAGCCGCGCCGTAATCCATGCCTCGCGCCATCTTCGGCGTGTCTTGCATCGGCCCAAGAGCGCCAAGAGATGTACCGGGGCTGGACACTACGAGCGTCCTCCGGCCATGTAGGCCTGTGGGTTCTTGGCATTAACACTGAAGCGGCCCTTGGCCAGTTCCTTGCCCTTGTGCTTGCGCACGTTAGCGCGGAAGCGATCGAGCTGCGCAGCGCCCGCCTTGTTCGATCCGTTGCCCAGCAGGGCGACGGTCTCGGCGTCCATGACGTACTCGCCATCGCTCAGGACTGCCGGGATGTCGTCGCTGCGGCCGTCACCGGCGCCCTGCACGGCGTAGGACTTGGCGGGGCGTGTCACGGCCATGGATCCGCCCTTGGCGGCGCGCTGCGGCACGTTGCTGAAGAAAGACTTCTCAGGGCCGAAGCCGTAGCGGTTGTAGTCGATGTCGCCCAAGTCGGCCGCCGGGCGAGCCGTGCGGGCGGCGAGGGAGGTGCCGCCACCGAAGGCCGGCACGGCGTCTCCCGTGGGCAGCTTGTCCGTGGCGAAGTTTGCGGGCATTTTTCCGCTGTCGCCGACCATGCCCGAGGATCCAGTACCCGAGCCGCTGCCGCCGCCACCCACTAGGCCGCCCAGCAGGCTGGCGCCGGTCAGGCCGAGGCTGGCGTAGCGGAGGTACTTGTCGAGTGCGGAGGGCTCTTCGGCGGGCTCACCAACTATCGGCTCGGCGGCGTTCTTGGCCGCCTGCGACGTCAGCCACTGCTCTCCGGCGGACGGAGCAGCCAGCCCGGTAGGTAGAAGAAAAGGAGCGCCATACTCGTCGGTGACGGGTGCCCGCTTGGCGGACACTTTTACTTCCTCAACGCCGGGCTGGTCCGCGTAAGAGGGACTGTTGGTAGCGCCGCTGGGATTAACCGCGAAAGAGGGGACTGGTAGCGCAAAAGGCGCGCCGTAGTCGTCGACTTTCAATCTGTCCGCTGTCTGCGTTACTTCTTCGACGCCGGGCTGGTCCGCGTAAGAGGGACTGTTGGTGATGCCCGTGGCAAGCTGCGCTGGCAGCACACCCGCCAACGCGCCCACGCCGGGATAAAAGCCTCCACGAGTAACACCCGTCACGACGCTATCGAGATTACCTCCGACGGGACCGCCGTACACACCACCAGCAAGCACGCCGGGGTTCAGGGTGCTGGATAGATCAGCACCGGAAAACGTCGGAGAAGATGGGCCTGAAAAGTTTGGCGCAGTGCTTCCGTTGGGAAAGGATATGCCGTACTCGCCCAGTTTTTTACCGATAAAATCCGACGCGCCCGAAACTTTCATCGCGCCAGCGGTGGCCGCCGAGGTAAGACCTGAAATGATGGCTTTTTCTAAGTCTCCGGTTTTAAGGAGTTTTCCCAACGCTGCGGTGCCCGCCGCCGTGCCCATAAGCGCCCCGAGGGACATACCCCCCGTCATCGGTATAGCCAAGATGCTCGGGCCGTACTCCACCAGCAGATCGGATATGGTCTGGCCGGTCTGCTTCAATAGCGACGGCGTATAAGGCAGGTCGGAAGCAAGACGCTTACCCGACGGATCGGTAACTTCCCAGTTCGCGACGTTGTTGCCGCGGCCAGTCGCCAAGTTGCGGCTTCTTGCGAAGGCGCCAAGTTCTTCTGGCGTGGACAACACGCCGGACTTGCCAGCGGCCTTGTCCGTGTAGGTGTAGTCCTGCCCGAACGGAAGGCGCACCATATCGTAGACGCTCGGGTCGCGACTGTCGCCGTAGCTGCGGACGTCCACGCCGGCGTTGAGGTTGTTCTCGCTGTTCAGCGGGTTGCGCGACATGTACTCGCGGACAACTTCCTCCGGCGCGTACTGCGTTTTGATTTCGTCAGAGGCTTCCTGCTGAACCTGCTGCGGCGTCAGGAAGTCGGGGTTGTCGAGGCCGACGTTCTGCCCGGCGTACTTGCCGATCAGCTCATTGCGCCGCGCGTCCAGACTGTTGATGTAGTCGAGGACGTCCTGTGAGTACCCCGCCTGCGAGTAGTCGTAGGCCATCAGCCGGTTCCTTCAAGCATCGGATACGCGCGC